ATGTATGTATGTATGTATGTATGTATGTATGTATGTATGTATGTATGTATGTATGTATATATGTATGTATGTATGTATGTATGAATGGTATGTATGTATGTATGTATGTATGCTTACCAATAAGGACAGAGGAGCTAACACGTGATTTATTGCTTTTAATGTTGATACCGTCCTGAACCCACCCGAGTTCAAAACTACATCACCATTGGAACGGATCTTGTGGAGGAGAAAAAACAATGTTGTATGTGTGTATGTGTACCTAAACAATACATAAAATACTCAGATATTGATCTACTAATTCCATCTGAGCAAACATTTGGAGGATTTAGTGTAAAAGTCTTAATAATATGGGCAGTTGGAAAACCAAGGGCTGCCCATTGAAATAAAGACGTTCTTAATGTATCACCATTTTCATTTAACAAAACAGATACTGTAGATTTATCAAGAACTTCTTTTGCTAAAACCGCACCATGACTTTGTATGAGTTCATCCAATGTTATAACAACTGGAGGTGATTCTATAATTTGTTCAAACGTTAGAAATGGATAATTCACTGTTGGCCCAGTAGGTCCAGAAGATTCCGTTGGTCCTGAAGCTTGTGTTACATCTGTAGGCCCCGTTGGTCCTGAAGGTTCGTCGCTTGCCATTTATAACTAACGTAAAAAAAGAAAGATTAAATCTTACACATTCAAATCTATAAAGGATATAACAGAGAATGCCAGGCGGACTCATGCAATTAGTTGGAAAAGGTGCTCAAGATCACCTTGTAACAGGAAACCCGTCGTTTACACATTTTAGATCAATGTATAAACGTCACACCGAATTTGCTATGGAACATATTCGCCTCTACTTCAAGACTACAAAAGTTAGTTTACCTCAATCAGGTACAATTCGATTACAAACAAAGGTAGATAGACACGCTCAACTTGTTAACGATTGTTATTTGAGCGTAACACTTCCAGATATATATTCACCTGTTTCGCCTATAACAGCAGGAACACATAGCAATATAAACTCATCTGCTACTGCGATCGGGTATGAATTCCAATGGATTCGAAATATCGGTTACAACATGATACGATCGGTTTCTGTTTTGATCAATGGTCAAACAATTGTATCACACACAGGCGAATGGATGAAATTATATGCTGAATTAAAATTTGACGCAAACAAGAAGGCAATTTTAGATCAGATGACTGGAAATATTCCAGAACTATATGATCCTGCTAATGTATTTGGACGATTGAATCAATATCCTCATTCTATTTCAACTTCAGGATCATTAGCCGCCCCATCAATTCCTGGAAGAACACTTTTAATTCCTTTACATTTCTGGTTTTGTGAATCAATCGGAGCTTCTTTGCCTTTAATCGCCCTTCAGCATTCAGAAGTTCAAATTGTTGTAGATTTGAATAACATGTATTCTCTGTTTACAACTTTAGATGTTCGTGATTCATCAACTACATGTGGAACACGAATTGCCCCAGATACAAGTTCAACAGATTTTACTATCAATAATTTTTTGTCACCTCCAACCTACGCAGCAAATCCAGTTCCTACAAATCCTACATTGATTTCATGGAATCTAAATCCTTTCATTGAAGCAAATTATATTTGGCTAAGTGACGCTGAATTGATTCATATAGCAAAGACAGATCATTCTTTTATTGTTCGTCAAGTCGATATGGTACAAGCTAATGGACAATATGGAGCTAGTAATGATTTGGAACTTACTATGCGTAATTTATGTACTCGTGTTGTCTGGGTAGGTCAAAGAAGTGATCGTGCGGCATTAAATGATTACGATAATTATACAAATTGGCCAGATGCTTACAGACCACCTCTGAATTTACCATCTGTATCATTAGTTCCATCATATTCATCTGGCCTTATTCAGACTACAAATATTACACAAAAGGATATTCTTCTTGAGTCAAATATTGTTCTTGATGGCAAAGATAGATTTACTACAAAACAAACTGAATTCTTTTCAACGTTACCATACTACCGTCACCACACAGGACAAGGGTCTTCCAGAATATCTGGAATTTATACATACTCGTTTGCTTCTGAACACGACGAACATCAACCTTCAGGTCACATTAATGGTTCTATGTTTAATAAAACAGTTCTTCGAAATACATTTGTTCAACCAACCTATACAGCTGTCCCGGCAACATCAACTTCAGTATGTATTTTGAAATCAACAGCTACAAGTGCTAATCCAACTATAATTTTGAATCCAAACATAACAGATCCAAATACTGGAAAACGATTATATAACTCAGAAGAACTTATTACTGTAATTACTAAGTCAAACGCAAAAACGTTTGAGTATAGTTTCGATGTACGAGCCTATGTAGAATCATATAATTTTTTGCGAGTTCTCGGAGGCGTAGCAAATGTCGTATTCTCTTCATAATAAGAGAATGAGTGGTTTAAAAATTACTTCTGCCACATACAGTCTACCATCTGGTTCTTCATCAGTTGATGTAACAAATGCTGTTATTGCCAATATTAAAGATGGTAAATTAAGTATTCCATCTGTTTCACCTGCCGCATTGAATGTTACCGATCCGGCACCAGGTCAGCCTAAAGTGTTAACTATTAATTACACTATCAATGGCGGATCAAGTATAACGAAAGCAGCCAATGATGGTGACTATATTGATATTAATGCTCCTCCACAGCGTGTAGCAAGTGGACTTGAGATTGATAAAGCAGAATATGGTTATACTGGTAATTTTACAGATGTTACAGATGCTGTCAAAAAATATATAAAAAATGGTTCGATTGATTTGAAAGTTGGATTTAATAATGTTGGAATTCCAGATCCAAATCCAAATAAGCAAAAAGAATTATCCGTTACATATTCTATTAATGGAGCACAAAATAGTCATACTGTTAAAGATGGAGACGTTTTTAAGGTTTCAGCTCCAGCTGTAACAAGTTCAGATGGCACAACTAATAGACAGCATGCCTTAATGGAATGGGAATTATTTTTGTAAACTTTGGTTGGTTTGTTAGTGTCTTTATTCAAATTATAAATATTATCGCATGTGCTCGAATTTCATTAAATTGGATTAACACTAGTATAGTTGGAATTGGTATAGGATTGATACCTACTTCATATTTAACAATTATACTTCCAATTTTATTTTTTAGATCTTTAATTTTTGGAACAAATGCTTTAACTGATAGAGTCAAAGCTCCTGTAGAATTTTCAAACTATGCTCTCAACTATGTAACCGCTACAGTGTAAAAAATCCCAATTTGGGAAATTAATGATAAACAATGAAATCAATTATACCATCATGAATATACATCTCACGATAGTCATCTTCTTCTTGGTCTGTTAAGAGACCATATGCCCATGCTTCCCACTGATCGTTAGGAAGTCCTACTTCTTTAAAGATACGAGCAGCATGATCAAGTCTTCGAGGGATATCTTCAATCTCCATCAGTGGAGGAAGCATACGCCCAAGCTTATCTGCGATTGATTCTTCAACCACAATACAGTCAACATATCCTGCTAGAATATTTGTAAGTCTGCTTAAGTTTCCTTGGGCACACATACCAATGTTGTCTCTCATTTCAGAAGTTAGAATCTTTTTTAGATCTTCCTTGTCTGGAGAACTTTTAATATACTGCCAAACAGAATCAAGAACCTTTCCGTACACTCCTGGTACTAGATCATAGATTGTTTCATCTGAACAATACTTTGCTACCATCTGCCAAGCAGAAGCTGGAGATAGATTACATTCTGAAATAATTTCAGACATTGTTTTCGAAACAGTTCTCATGTTCCATTTGTACTCTTCAGGTACTGGGATTTTTAAAATTTCATTAACTATTTTTAAAGTTTGTGTAACAGCGGATGTAGTGTGAACGTTTTGTCTATCGTTCGCAAAATTAGCAAGAGGTCTTTCTTCGATGTCTCTTAGTCTTCTATCAAGTCCTTCTTGTTGAATAGCTGCTATTCTCTGAGCTTGACGTCGTTCTCTTTCATCTCGAATTCGTTGTCTTTGAGCTTCACGTTGTTGTATTTCAACACGACGTCTTGCTTGTTGAACTGCGTCTGGATTAATTCCAGTTCTGATAATATCAGCTTGTTGTCTTTCGTAAACGTTGTTATACTGTCTGGCTTGTTCAGCATCAATTAACCGAAACGTTTCGTTGTATTCTCTGTTAATTCGTAAATAATCATCTCGATTATTTAGCCAAGGGTGAGGACCTAATGCTTCAATCAATTCATTAAAATGTTTATTTAAAGCCTTTTTCTGTGCCTTAAACGAAAATACTACTTCCATGAGTTCAACACGATTAGGTCCTTCATTTGTTACAATTTTGTGATGAGCTCCACAACGTCGTTCTACTGTTCCACGTTTTGAACATCTCAATCCATCTGATGCTTTAATAGCAATACATCTTCTGTCATCTTCCATTTTATAAAATTCTTTGTTATACTTCTATCTTCCTCTAATTTTTTCCGTTTTTTGGAAAATATACATACCCAACTCAACTTTTGAAAACTTAAATTCTCAACCACTTTTGAATTTTTCTTTTTTTCTAGATTCTCAATAGCAAGATATTTATTTGCTTTTTAGATTCTATTTTTGCTTCTTTAGG